GTAGTAATCTTCGCACTACGCTTCCGCAGTTCCACGCTGAACCCCGCTTTCCGCAGTTCCAGTACTTCCTCCTTCGTGAGTGGCACCACCGACGCTGCGCGCAGCACTTCCACCATTGCGCGCATTCTCCTCAGTGACGCCTCATCCTTGCGGAACTCCTGCGCTGCTGCAGCGTACGCGAGTGCTTCATTTAGCTTCCGTAGTTTCCGTGCGACGGAGGAGCCGTGTGCGGTCCGCAGTTTCTTCCGCTCTTCAGTGTACAGTGTGACTGTCTCCTTCCCTAGTGCGGTGGAACGCCAGCCAGTGGTGACTACACCCGTGAAGTGATGTCGCACCTTTACAGGCACGATGTATCCTCCATCCATGAGCTGTCCACACGCAGTCTGCTCCCGATCAGAAAGCTCCGTATCCACGAGTATCATCCTGCGTGTGGCTTCCGCATTCACCACCTTCCGCATCAGTCGCAGGAGTGACACTTCCAGTCCCACCTTCGATGCTGCGAGCTTCTCCAAGCTGTAGTAGTCGTTCTGCTTCTCCTTCCTTCGCACCTTGTACTCCTCACTCGTGTAGTCACGAGGACGGCCACGCGCGGGGCGGTTGTTCACCGCGTTACTGCTATCTGCGTTGCTCATTCTTCGATGTATCCTGCTAGAGTGCTGCACCATTGCATAGACGCTTCATCGTACTGCACGAGCAGCACGTGTGCGCTACTCTGCATGCTGCTTGTGAGAATTGCCTGTGCGTTCAGGCGGAGTAGATGCGATTTCCCTTGCACAGTTGTCAGTGCGGAACCATTCGGCCAGTAGTACCCGCTACGCACACCATCACGATATTCGTCGCTCATCTTTCCGGTCCTCCGAAGTCGTTGAAATCGTAGTGCTTCCGCTGTCCTGCGTTCTGCAAGTCACGTTCCAGGTGATACCTCGCCGCTGCTACGAGCGCTTGCACGTTCGCAGGACTGCGTAACACGCGGCGATCAACGAGATACTCCGCTACCAGCAGGTGCGAGAACGTGATGATACGTTCCTCGCCGAACACTTCTCGCACGAATGTGGCGTACTTCAGTGCGAACACTGCGGTCTCTCGTGTGGCTGCGTGCAACGGGAACTGCGTCATGACCCATCGCTGATCCGCTGTCAGTTCATCGAATGCTTTCCAGCGTTGGAGATCAGTGATGTTGTGATACGGAGTGTCTCGTACTGCGTTGTCACTCCATTCCTGCACTAGCGCGGTCAGTCGCTCGCTCATCATTCTTCGATCCTCCCGATAGTGTAGTACACCCGCGCATGGAACATGTCACGCACGAGGCGCACAGTCTTCCGTGTGTAGTCCGCAGAGCCGAACAACGGAGTGAGTGCGTTGCTCGCAGGGAATAGTGCGGATGACGTGTGTCCGTTCTCGCGCATGTCTTCCAGCTGCGTGTACGCGTGGACAGTGTAGCGCGAAGGCGGGAATATGCTCACACACGCTGTGTCAGGCTGGAAGTATCCAGCGCGGTCAGCATCGTGGTACTCGTCGCCACTCCACTCATCGTTCTGCAACGTCACGTCGATTGTTCGCACGGACTTCTCTTCTGGGCTGTAGGACATGACTATTACTTCCTTTCCATTGTGAAGTTGAACGCTGTCACTCGCACCTGCGTATTACGCTTGAACAGTCCGTCGTTGAATACGACGTTGTCAGCAGGCTTGAGCGCTATCCAGTAGTTATCTGCATCCTCCTCACCAGTGGTGGAGAGACGTGACATGGTGCCGATCGTACCCGCTTCCAGCTTGAACATGGCTACGAGGCAGTTAGTCTTCGCGTGGCGGAGTGTGACTGTGTCGTTGGACTCGTCCACACTGAGGTAGCAGGGAATACGTTTGTTCATGAGTGTGTTCTCCGTTCTTACTCTTCGATGTAGCCAGCGAGCTGGAACGTCAATTCATGGAGTGTGCCTTCCTTGTCAGTGAACTGCTGACTGAGCCAGATTTCGATACGCGGAAGGGACTGTACGCTGTGCGCATTGCGCGCGATATAGCTGTATTCGCTCTCCGCATCAACGAGTTGCCAGTCGCCGAATAGATGCCGGAACTGCTCCACGTCGAAGAAGCTATCGAGCAACATGTCAACGAATTCAGTTTCTGTGATCGCTGTCTGTGTGGTCATGATTGTGGTACTCCTGTTTCTGTTACTGCACTGCACTGTAGTATAACCATGCTGCAGCGTTCCGCAAGCGGAGTGTTGAGTTGCTGGCAGCATGGGTATTCCACGCGTGGCTGTGGTTTCGCAGACTTGGACACTGATTAGTTGAGGAGTGTATGTGTGAGCAGCGAGGGAATGTGCCGGATGTTCGGACAGGCTGAACGCGGAAACACCGCAGTAGCGTTGTGCTACCACGGCGCTTCTGTTCTGCGTGCGTGTGAGTGTGTGGGTGATCGAAGCACGGGCGACTGTCTGTTAGTGTGAATACAGGCTGCGTCCACGTGCGCGCAAGTCTTCTTCGATCTTCCACGTCGCATCCGCCACGTATTGTGGTAGCAGCTTCATGGTGTAGTCGTAGCTGAAGTCGTGGCCGCGCATGAGACGCTGGAAGCTGATGTAGTCGTCTGCCGCGACGATGCACGTGTGGCAGTAGCGCTTCTCATCCTTTTCGAGGATCTCATTGGCAGGAAGCAGCGCGCGAACATCTTCGAGCATCACCGTACTGGAGAAGCGGATGATGTAGTATTTCGTAAGCGTGGAAGCGTGGCTCATGTGTGTGTTCCTATTCTTCGACGCTGATTAGTTGAGGTGGACGTGAAAGCGGGGGCGGGCCAGCTGGGCGTGGTTCGGCGCTGGAAGCGCGTGTAGCATGCTGGCAGTGGCTGGATCATGCGAGCGTGGGAGAGTGGAACGGGATGCTGCCATCCCGCCCCACCGTTCCGCGTGCTAGACGATGGAAATGGACAGGTCTGACTCTTTCGCCAGTTCTGCGAGGTGCTTGTCCAGTTTCCGCAGCATGATCGCGCGCACGTTGTTATCGTCTGCCAGCATGACCACGGCACGCAGGTTCTTCGCGTCCGCTTCCTTCAGATTGACAGTCTGGCCTGCCAGCTTCTTCGCCAGATTGCGATACTCGCTCACGTGCTTTTCCAGCGTGACAGCGTTGATTGACGGCACCTTGGCGCGGATGGTGTCCCGCAGAGGATCAGCCGCATGGACTCCGAACCACGCCTCGATCGTCTCGCCATCCAGCCGACCAGTGCTGTTCTTGCCCGTGTAGAAGTAGGCCAGCACGAACGGCACTGCCAGCATGTCCGGGTCTACGAAGATGTCAGCGGTTGTCGTCATGCTGGACCCGTTCAACGCGTCATTCACGATGCTGCGAATGATCGTGTCCTGCGTGTCGTTGAACGTGGAGCGCAGCATGAAGGTGGCGTGCTCATTCTCAGGCACGATCAGGTCCAAGCTGTTATCGGGGATGGCCACCACGACGGCGGGACGGTCTGCGTCCACCTTGGTTTCATCCTTCTTGGTCTTGAACCGGATGATGGCAAGGCGGTGACCAGCAGGGCAACGGTCAGCGGATGTCTTATTCCACACGTTCACCTTGTATGGATCGTAGGATGCGAGGATGGACATAGGTAGGCTCCTGTTACTGGTCTGTGATCCTAGCAGGCTTGCTAGGCGTATGCAGCATGACTGAGTGACCACGCTGCAAACGTCTAGGAAGCGGTCTAGCGGCTGGCAAACGCTACAGCGTTGGCGAGATTGCTAGCTACGGTCAGCCGCATACGATGGATACGCTTGCGTTCCGCACCAGTGAATGCCGTACGGCCATCTTCCAGCGCGCGGAAGTAGGTGTCAGCAATGCACTCGGTAGGATAGCCCGTGTTCAGCAGGCACTCATACATGCGGTATCCATCGTACAGGCTACGCGCCATAGCAGCGCGACCAGCGGCTGCCCAGTCAGCCCGATAGCACGTGCCGTAAACTCCGCTTGTCATGTCCATCTCTCTGCCTTCCTTCCTGCGTGTGTGTCTGTCCTGTCGGCTACGTTGATCGTCTCGTTCGATCTTGTCAAGCCCCCCCCTCTGACCAGGGTGCACCATTCCGCATCCGTAACGATACGGTCCCGAAACGGTTTCAGATGTAACCATTCCGCATCCGCAACGACTACGCTGTATATACACGCCGTAACTACCGTTGCGTATACGGAATGACGTACGGACGGGCTGTATATACACGGGTAGACGCAGCATGACCGGACAGACAGGCTGTATATACACGCGTCAGGACAGACAATCCGCGCATACATTCGTCATACCGACAATCATAGGTGTGCGAACAGTCTGGAAACCGACATTCATACGTGTGCCAACGACCGCCTAGGGGGGTGGAAGCCTTTTTAACCTGGGGCCTGGAGACTATCCTTTACCATCCTCCCTAAAATCCTAAAAAATTTCATACATCCAACTAACAACACGTGTGTACGAGTGTGCGGAAGAAGGAGTAGCGGGAATTCGTGGGTGACAATGGGAATGGGGGGAGTATCGTAGGAGGTGGAAGAAGTGAGGCGCGCAACGGATGGGTGCGTGTGTGGAAGGAGTGGCTGGAATGCGTGGTGTGCGGAAGATCGTGGGAGCGAGTGTGGCACTGGCGCTGGGTGTGGCACTGGCTGCGAGCGTGGGTGTGAGCCGGAGTGTCGCGCAGGGGCAGGCAACGGGCGTGTTCGCAACGGGGCTGGTCACAGTGGGTGCGACAGCAACGGATGTGTTCGCTGCGACTCCGAGTGGTGGAGCGACGAGGTATCGGATAAGGGTGCTGAACACGGACTTCGTGACGCCGAGTGGTGGGAACGGGTATGTGGTGTGGTGTCGCTGGGGAACTGCTGCAGGAGCGGCTGCATCCGTGCGTGGGACGGGTTCGTTTCCGGTGTTTCCTGGAGGCGGATTTGACGACTCGACGAACGGAGTCTCGCAGCAGGCGCTGAACTGCATCGGTGAGACGAGTGGCGCGAAGCTGTATTACGAGACGTACACGGGTGGCATCTGAGAGTGCAGCACTCGAAGCTGGGCGCGCACGCAATGGAAGGAGAGTGGAGCATGAGGAGTTACGTACAAGCTGGCGCCCGAATGGGAGTGGGAGCACTGCTGCTGGCAGGAATGCTGGGAGTGGGAGTAGCACGTGCGGATGAGATCGCACCTCCCTTTCCTGGCGCGGTGGTGAACGGAAGGATCTTTCTTCCGCTGTCCACTGGTGCGGAGGCGCCGATCATCGCAAACACTGCGGTGCATACGCAGGTGATTGGTGGCACGACTGGGTACATCCTCATGGATGGGTTCGACTCCACGAACCAACTGCGGTTTCGTCGTGCTGGTGGAACTCCTGCATCGCCGACGCTGCTGATCAACGGGCAGTCGATCGGACGTGTGACGTTCTCGGGCTACGATGGAAGTGCGTGGACGAACCCTGCTGCAGCGATGTTCGGCTTCTCTGCGAACAACTGGTCCACAACGGATCATGCTGCGCACCTCACGTTTCAGACGACGAATGTGGGGAGCACCACGCTGACGGATGCTGCGCGCATTCAGCCGGATCAGTCGCTGTCGGTGGGCGGGAGCACGTGGGATCCTGCAGGCACGGGTGTGAACAAGTTGTACGTGATGGGACACGTGAACATCACGACTGGCTCCGTGTACAAGGTGAATAACGTGCAGGTGCTGGGAGCGCGAGACACCGGGTGGACGGCGCCAACGGGCACTCCGCAGAAGACGGGCTTCGCAACGAGCACTGCTACGACGACGCAGCTGGCGCAGACGATGAAGAGCGTGATCGACGCGCTGATTACGCATGGGATCCTGGGGCCGTGAGTTGCGCGCGGAACTCCAGGATGGTGGGGCTGATGCTACGTGCGGCACTTGTGCAAACGGTGCTACTGTGTGGCGTCGGGCAGGCGTGGGCACAGAGTGGTGGTGATAGCATCACTGCACGTGCATCGGCCCCAGCTGCGGCACCGGCGGCAACCGTGCCTGTCATGGACATCTCTCTGCGCTTGGAGTCATGCGTAGGAGTGGCGTTCACGCTTCTGCAGGAGAAGATCATGCTGGAAGCGGAAGTGCGGAAGCTGGTTGCGGAGCTGCGTGCAGCGAGAGTAGCGGGACAGAAGGAGTAGTGTGATGGCAGTCGACGTGCAGCGTATCAAGAGTCTACTCGGAGATGGGCTCACCACGGAAGTGGTTGCGCGTGCCGTCGGCTGCACCTCTTCGTACATCTCGCAACTCATGGCTGATGAGGACTTCCGTACGGAAGTTGCGGAAATGCGGGTGCGAGCACTGGCTGGGCACACCGAGCGGGATAAGCGGATTGACAGCATCGAGGATCGACTGCTCTCCAAGCTGGAGGAAGTGGTTCCGCACATGTACAAGCCGGCGGACATTCTTCGTGCAACTGTCGCAGTGAACGCGATGAAGAGGCGGGGAGCTACCAGCAACGATCAGCAGAACATCATGCATACGCAGGTGGTGAACATCAATCTGCCTCCTGCTGCTGCACGACAGTTCGTTATCAATCAGGAAGGTGTTGTCATCGAGGCGGATAAGGAGACGCTGGTGACGATGCCTGCCACACAACTGATGCGGAAACTCGCGGAAGAAGCTGCGGGTACGCAGAAGGAGAAGTACGCAACTGCTGGGAGGTTCCTACGTGATGCTGGATAGCACTGTGCGTGTCGCGCGTGTCTCTGCAGAGGAGATGCTGCGAGTGATCGCGGAGCCGAAGATCGACATTGGGGCGCAAGCGGAAGCAGCCACTGTTGTGCAGGAGGAGTCTCCAGCGTATCGGCGCCGGAACTTCGAGCGCGCTGTCAGCACGGCGGCATCTGTTCTTGCACTGACGAGGAAGAAGTAGGATGACTGCGCCGAAGGACTGGGCAAAGCTCATTGGTGTGGACGAGCTCACAGACACGCGTGTTCCAGACGGTGTTGGCGAGGCGGACATGCTGGAGAACAGCACGTACTCCTTCGACGTGGATGAGGTGCGAGCAGCTGCGGAACAGGATTTGGACTTCCTGGCTGCGCTAGCAATGCCGAACAACTTTGAGTTTGCGTTTCCCCCTGTGCTGAAGACTGCGTGGGAGCTCCTGCGAAAGAATGTGATGAACATCGAGGAGTTCCCACAGCTTGCGTTAGGGCTTCCGCGCGGGCATGGGAAGAGCACTATGGTGAAGCTGTTTTGCTTGTATCTGATACTCTTCTCGAAAACACGCTTCTTCCTCATCACGTCTGCAACGGAACAGCTCGCTACGAACTTCCTCTCGGATGTGATGGATTATCTGTCGGAACCGAACATCATTGCGGCTTTCGGAAACTGGAAGCTGTCACTGGAGACGGATACGAAGGTGCTGAAGAAGTTCGTGTTTCGCGGCCGTCCGATCGTGCTCGTAGCTGTGGGCGCTGGTGGGGCTGTGCGCGGCCTGAATCTGAAGAATGAGCGCCCGGATGTTGTCATCTTTGACGACATACAGACGCGGGAATGCAGCGAGAGTAAGATACAGAGTGACGCGCTGTCTCGTTGGATGGTGAACACCGCGATGAAGGCGAAGAGTCCGAAAGGTTGCTTGTTCATCTTCTGCGGGAACATGTTCCCTGGACCGAACTCACTGCTGCGGAAACTGAAGAACAGTAATGAGTGGGTGAAGTTCATCAGTGGCGCTATCCTGGCGAATGGGAAGGCGCTTTGGCCGGAACTGCGTAGCATGGCTTCGCTCATTAAGGAGCTGAATAACGACATTTCCATGGGTCACCCGGAAGCGTTCTTCTCGGAAGTGCTGAACGACACGGAAACGGGTGTGAACAGCACGACGGATCTGTCGTTGCTAGCGGAGTGGAAGTGGACTGCGGAGGATCAGCCGCAAGGGAAGTTCATCATTGTGGATCCTGCGAACAATAAGTCGCACAGTGACAAGGTAGCGATCGGCTACGTGGAAGTGTACGATGGAACTCCTGCTCTGCGGAGGGTGCTGGAAGAGCGGCTCTCACCAGGGGATACGATTCGGCAGGCGCTACTGATGGCTCTGCAGACTGGTACGAGGATCATCGCAGTGGAGTCCACCGCGTATCAGTACTCGCTTCTGTACTGGTTCACGGAAGTATGCAAGCAGCTGCGTATCACGGGTATCCAAGCGGTGGATATCTACACGGGTGTGCTGAACAAGAACGGACGTATCTCGGATGCGCTGAAGGAGCTTACAGCGGGAGAGCTCGTACTGCATCCGGATGTGAAGAGCGCCGTCACCTGGCAGGTGGTGAACTGGAACCCGCTGAAGAGAGATAACGTGGATGGACTCCTGGATCTGCTCACGTACATGCGGAAAGTGGTGGAAGTGTACGCGTATGCGATTGCGACGGACAGCCACATACTGATTGACGAGTCGGAGCGTCCGGCTATGACGGAAGAGCATGCGTTCTGAGTAACGAGTAACGTAGGAGAGTGAGATGGGACGTCCTCCGCAAACGATGCAGATGGCTGACGCGACGGAAGAAGCACTGATCCGGTACTTCACGCAGTTGCAGATGAATACGACGGGACAGCTGCAGCTACGGGAAGCGCTGGAGTCGGTGGATCGCACGTATATGCGGGAAGTGGATCTCACCACGCAGCAGCTGGCTGCGAGGAACGCGAACTCACGTGGGGATCCGACGCAGTTTCAGAACATCACCGTTCCGGTCGTCATGCCGCAGGTGGAGTCCGCGCTTGCGTACTACATGAATGTGTTCCTGACGCAGTATCCCATCTTCAAGGTGGTGAGCACGCCAGGAAATGCGGACGCGTCCAGCATGATGCAGGCTATCATCGAGGAGAACAGTGTTCGCGCTGGCTGGGCTCGCCAGCTGTTACTCGCATTCCGTGATGGGCTGAAGTACAACATGCAGGCTGTGGAATGCAGCTGGGATTCCATGACGAGCATGAACATTGGGAACAGCCGGGATAATCCGGGGAAGTCCGAAGTTCGGCGCGAACTGTGGAAGGGGAATGTGTTGCGACGGATTGATCCGTACAATGTGTTCTTCGATCCGCGTGTACCGCTTCCGGATATGCACGTGGATGGGGAGTTCGTAGGGTATCATACTATCATGAGTCGCCCTCGCTTCAAGCAGTATGCGAATGAGCTCAGTGGTGTGACGGATGCACCGCGCATCAACCAGGCGCTGCGTTCGAAGCACGGGAACTCGGCGCCTGCTGCGTTCAGTTCCGCAACGACGCCGTTCTCGTACTACATTCCGAGCGTTAATCCTTTCCCGCTAGGGAACGCGAACCAGCAGATGGACTGGATGGCGTGGGCACATGATCTTCCGTACAAGAGCGGCCGAACTGTGGACTATGCGAATAGCTATCTCGTGACGCGTGTGTACTGCAGGATCACACCGAGTGACTTCGGCATGAATGTGCCGGGGCCGAACACACCGCAGGTGTGGAAGTTCGTCGTGGTGAATGGGAACTGCATCCTGCACTACGAGCGACTACCGAACGTGCATAACTTCATTCCTGTCTTCTTCGGACAGCCGATGGAGGATGGACTGGGTCTGCAGACGAAGAGCTTCGCGCAGAATGCGACGGATTTCCAGTCTGTGGCTTCCGCAATGATGAATGGGTTCATCGCGTCGAAGCGTCGACTCATCGGCGATCGCGTGCTGTACGATCCACTGCGCGTGCGTGGGGAGGATATCAACAACAGCAATCCTGCTGCGAAGATACCGGTGCGGCAGGGCGCGTACGGAAAGCCTGTGAGCGAAGCGGTGTATCAGTTCCCGTATCGGGATGAAGCAACTGCTTCTCTGCTGCAGGGTTTCCAACTCGCCACGCAGATGGCGGATAAGGTGAACGGACAGAACCCTGCGCAGCAAGGGCAGTTCGTGAAGGGGAATAAGACCCAGACGGAATACATGGATATCATGGGTCATGGCAACAGTCGGAACCAGGCAATGGCGCTCATGACGGAGCTGCAGATGCTGGCGCCCTTGAAGGAGACGATCAAGCTGAACACCATGCAGTTCCAGGAGGATGGTGACGTGATGCGTCCATCCACGGGTGAGACTGTGACGGTGGACATGCTGACGCTTCGGCAGAAAGCTGTGCAGTTCGAAATCGGGGATGGCATCCTGCCGGCGGACAAGATCATGCACATGGACGTGTTTACGACTGCTGTGCAGGTGATTGGCTCCTCTCCGCAACTAGCGAGTGGGTACAATCTCGCACCGCTGTTCAGCTACATCATGAAGCAGCAGGGTGCGGATCTCGCTCCGTTCGAGAAGTCGGAAGCGCAGAGGAACTACGAACAGCAGATGGCGGTGTGGCAGCAAGCAGCTGCGGAAGCTGCGAAGACAGGAGCGCAGTTCAGCACTCCGATGCCGACTCCTCCGCAGGAGCCAACACCGCAGCAGAAGCAGCAGCAGGAAGCGCGCACTCCCACTGTTCACGGACGCATCGCAACGCAAGGAGGCACGAATGGCGCAACCACTTCCAACAATGTTCCAGCAGTTCCAGTTCAGCGAGGAGGACCTGGCGGCGCTGCAGTTCAGCCCGGAGCAGGAGCAGCTGATACAGCACCACATCGGCCAACTCGCTGAACAGAAGGTGCGTGCGCAGCTTGCGGATGGTACGAAGGCTGCGCTCAAGGAGTTCCTCGGTGAGCAACTCGTTATCCAAGGTGGGATCGCTGCGCTGACGTTCCTGCTGGAGTCTACGAAAGCTGCGAAGTACAACGTCGAGTTACGCGCAGTTACACCTGTGAGCACGCATGAAGTATTCGGAGAGGATGCGGCTCTCAGCGCAACACCCAATCTCTCCACCCTGTCACCAACGGAGTAACACAAGATGAGCGGTTCGATCATTAACACGGTTCGGAATATGTTCGGTGGCGTGAACAGCGCGCCAGCGCAAGGCGCCCAGCCTTCGGGAAATGCGCCGGTGTCTTCCGCCGCGCTGTTCGCGAATGCAACTCCCGTGGGAGCTCCTGCTGCGCAGCCGGCTGGTACCACTCCTGTGAACACCGCGCTTCCCACGGGTGACATCGCTGGTGTTCCGGCCGTGGCTCCTGACAAATCCGCGCTTGAGAATTACAAGGATCTGTTTACAGTCACGAAGACTGAGGGGAACACCCCTACCGGACCACAAGCGCCTGTTCTTGGCTTCGATCAGTCGAAGCTGACAGAAGCGGTGCAGAAGATGGACTTCATGTCTTCTGTTCCGCAGGAAGTCATCGCGAAAGCACAACAGGGAGACGCAGCCTCCCTCGCCGCAATGGTGAACCATGCTGCACGAAGCGCCTTCCAGATGTCTGCGAATATGGCTGCGCAGATGACACAGAATGCGCTGACCCAGCAGGAAACCTACTTTCGTGAGAAGGTGATCCCGGAAGCTACTCGGCAGTATGCGGTGCATACCACGACTGCCACGCAGCCCTGGGCTGGTGATCCCGTCATGCAGCCGGTCGCGGATATGATCGGTGCGCAGTTGCAGACGAAGTTCCCGACAGCAACGCCGGCGGAGATCAATCAGCATCTTTCCGCGATCATGGAAGGTATGTCGCAGCGAGTGCTGTCCACCTCCGGGTATACGGTGCAGCGTGGCGGCAATTCTGCTGGCAACGGAAACATGGGTGGTGGCGCCACGCCGGATGCGTACGACTTCAGTTCCTGGACGAGGTAGCTTCGAGCTTTCGCTGGGGTAGTTTTCAACAAGCGGGTAACAGGAGAGTGACATGCCGCTTTTTCGTCCGACTGGTCTGCGCGGTGGTGCGCAGGACAATATCTACCCCGGCGATCTCATTGCTGGTGGTGAGAGCTTCTCCGCTGGCGCGATCAGCACGGCAGGGGATGGTACCTGGGCTGCGAACAACATCGCCACTGGCATCATCCAGCGTACGGGCCCGACCGGCAACTACACGGATACCACGGATACGGCGACGAACATCATCCTGGCGCTCGGCGGCGGTGGCTATGCTGCGAGCATCGTTCCTGGCACCTCGTTCCGGCTGCTGTTCCGGAATACGGTTGCGTACGCGATGACTCTCGCGGCTGGCGCCGGCGTCACGCTGGGTTCCGGCACGACCAGCTGTGCTGCGAGCAAGGTGCGTGAATACCTGTTCACCATCCTGAACGCATCGCCACGTGCGGACTTCCAGTGCGTGACGACGAACGGTTCGCCGGATATCACGCTGGTGCTGCCGGGTGGGCTCACTGCGTGGCCAATGGGTTCCGATCCGTTCGCGGTGAACATCACTCCGGGCATGATCGTGACCGGAACTGGCATCGCGTCTGGTGCGAAGGTGCTGAACATCACGATGGCCACTGGCGGCATCTGCGGCGTGACGCTGGATCAGAACTGCACGGCGACCAGCGCTGCGACGGGGAATGCGATCACCTTCCTTCCGAATGTCCGTATCGACGGACTGTTCGTGATGGATCAGTAACGCATCGGAAGATGCAACTAGCGGAGTAGCTACGTAGCTACTTCGTTTCACCAACTAGGAGTTTCTTTCAATGACCACTGGTACCGCCACGAGCGCTGGTCTCGTTCAGAACCTCGCTGCGCTGTCCTTCGACAGCATGATCACTCGTCTGTTCCCCGGCGGTTCTGCACCGCTGTTCGGACTGACGAGCATGCTGCCGGCGGAGACCGCGCTGCAGACGGAACATGGCTTCTTCACGAAGACCATGATCTTCCCGTCGTTCAGCGTCACTGCGGACGCCACGTCTGCGGACACCACGCTGACCGTCAACTCGTCCGCGAACATCGTCGCCGGCATGCTCTTCCGCATCAACTCGACTGCGGAACACATTCTGGTCACGAGCGTTCCGACGAGCACTTCCATCACCGTGCAGCGTGCACGTGGTGGCTCCGCTGCTGCGATCACGAGCGGCATGGTGGCGTATCAGATCGGCACTGCGTACGAGGAATCGTCGCTGCGTCCGGGTGCGCTCTCCATCCAGGAAGTGCGTGTCAGCAATCTGACGCAGATCTTCCGGAATACGTGGGCTGTCTCCGGCACGCTGGCTGCGGTGCAGGTGATCGCGGGTGACGGACGCGTTGCGGAGAACAAGCAGGACTGCGCGATGTTCCATGCGATGGACATCGAGCGTTCGCTGTTCTTCGGGAAGAAGTACGCCGGCACGCTGAACGGTCGTCCGTTCCGCACAATGGATGGGATCATCAACATCGTGTCGAGCAGCGCGTACTACCCCGCTGGCGCGAGCGTGAACGTGACGACTGCTGGCAGCACGACGAACTACACGCAGCTGGAGACGGCGCTGGATCCGGTGTTCAACCAGGTGACGGATCCGAAGTCGTCGGCGGAGCGTCTCGTGTTCGTGGGTGGCACCGCGAAGAAGGTGCTGAACAACATCGGTCGCCTGAACGGTACGTACCAGCTGGTGGACAACCAGACGAACTGGGGCCTGCAGTTCAGCACGTTCAAGACGGCGCGTGGCATGTTCCGTCTGATCGAGCATCCGCTGTTCAACAGCAACACGAACTGGTCGAAGATGGCTGTCGTCGTCGACATTCCCAGCTTCTGCCTCGCGTACCTCGCCGGCCGGAAGACCTCCAACATGGAGTTCAACACGAAGGGTGATCAGGCGCAGGACAACGGCGTGGACGCTGTCGGCGGCACGCTCACGACCGAATGCACCTGCCTCGTGCGCAATCCTCCTGCGTGCGCGGTGATCTACAACCTCACTGCTGGCGCGCAGGGGTAACACACGCAGTAGCGTGCGTAACGTAGCTGGTCCCGACTACGGCTTCTTTCGGGACATCCTTTCCTTCCTTCGCAACAGGAGTCTCCAATGTCAGGCGCCCAGACTGCGACCATCGCAGCACCGGAAGAAATCGAGTTCCTCGATGAACCCGTGTACTACTACTCGAACATGCCGTCGAATGCGGTCGTCACTCCGGGCGGTCTGCGTGCGGAGTTCTCGGATCACATCCTGCTCACGGTGGTGAAGCCGTTCGTCGATTACCTCGATGGTGAGATCGCACGTCGGAGCGAGATCTTCCGTCGGTGCACGCAGGAGGAGATCGTACGCTTCCGTGAGCGCACCATTCCGCAGGCGGTGCGGGAGACGGAGCTGCGTCAGCAGATCGAAGCGCAGGTGCGTGCGGAGTACGAAGCGCGTGAACGGGAGCGTCTGCTGGCGGAGTCGCTGTCGGCGCGTTCGAGTTCGGCGATGAATGACATCGTGCGTGATCCGGGCGCTGCTGCTGCGGAAGCGCAGTACGCGGAAGAGCGTGTCGTGCAGGAAGCGGAAGCTGCGGAACGTGCTGCGGCGGAGAAGCTGGAAGCGGATGCGGCTGCGGCGGCTGCTGCGGAGAACGCGCTTTCCGTGCAGGATCGGCTGAAGGCACTGGCGAGCAATAACGCGCCGCTGGTGGAGAAGGAATGAACGAGCACGCTGTTCCTTTCTGGCAGCAGAAGAGCACGTACGCCGGTCTTGGTGCGGCTATTCTGCTGATCGGAAACACGGTGCAGTCGTGGGACAGCCTGTCCACGGGTGGCATCCTGAACCTTCTCATCGCTGCAGGTCTCGCGTTCTTCAACGTGAGGATGCAGGAGTACAAGCCGAAGTAGAAGAGCGAAACGCATGACCTTCCAGGAACTTGTCGCAGCTGTAGTGCTGGAAACTGCTCGTGGGGATATGGGGTTTGTCACGGAAGGTGGTGACGGCCGTATTCCGCAGGCAGTGAAACGTGCGCTGAACTACCTGCATGGGTACGACAAGTTCTGGAGGGACTTGCGCCAGACTGCGGTGTCGTTCAGTTCCGCCGCGTATACGCAGAGCGTGGATACGCAGGAGGATCTCACGCGCTTTCGGCAGGTGAGTTTCATCATCGGAAATCCTGGAAGCGGCGTCACATCGCTGCTGGAAGTTCCGGATGGTGCGCGGTTCACGCAACGGTTCGAGTTGCTGGACCCGTCCGCGCTGCTGTTCCCTGGCAGGATCATTCCTGCGAACTCGTACTACGTAGCGGGAAGCATGATCGCATTGCGCTCCACGGTGTTGAGCCTGGAGAATGCGCTGATCGGCTACTACGCGTTTCCGAACCTGGATTACACTTCGGATGGTGGCGTGCACTTCGATAGCTGGGTTGCGCGTGACTACCCGTGGGTCGCGATTGCGAAAGCAACGAGTGACGTCTTCTCCGTTGAAGGGAAGCAGGAGATGGCGCGGAAGATGGACTCTCCCATTGTGGGGCAGTATCCGCAACTTCTCGCGCAGATGGTATCGGACAATATTGAGATGGAAGCGCGCTGATGACATACTCTCCGAACCTGTTCAATCCGAATGAGCCTGTCATCGGGAACGTCGCTGGCACCGCTGCGGAGGAGTTTCGCCTGATCAAGACGGGCGGAATGTTCCTCGCGAAGAGTGCAGAGTGGGTGGATTACAGCAACACCACATCCTTCCAGTTTCCGTTGGACTACAACGTGGTGGCGGGATACCTTGGCACCACACGTACGTTACGGTTGGAAGCGTATGGAAGGATGCACAACACGAGTGGCGGGAACGTCACGTATGCGTTCTACGTGCAGCTCGGCGGCACGAACGTGTTCATTCCTTCGTTCATCGCCTCCACCGGCACGGATGATGCGTGGATGCTGAGTGCGGATATCAAGAATAACAATGCAGGAAGTCAGTCGGCGCGCTGTGCGTTGGACGTGTACGGACCTCCCAGTTCGGCGGGCGCTCTGCAGAACATCAACACGCAAGTTGGTGCTGTGAACGTCGTCACGCTGAACACGGCGGTGGATCAGCTGTTCCGCTTCTCGATGCAGATGAACGTCGCGAGCGCGAACGCATCCTTTACGCTGTACGGTGCGCGTCTTCTGATCGGGTGACTCATGGCACGCTTCACTGTTCGCGCAACGCTGTCGAATGCGGTTTTCCCCTTTGCTACGGAGCTCTGGGGACGAAGCATAATCGTGCCCGGACAGGATATGAACTATGATCGCGCGCAGCTGAACCTGTCCGGACAAGTGCTGGATAAGGGGATACCGCAGGCGTACTACATGGAGAATGTGATCCCCACTGTGCAGGGGTATCAGTCTGTGTTCTTCCGGAAGGAAGGTTCCGCGTACAGCGGCGGAACGAAGAGCATCGGACGCGTCTTTCCCATTCACACGAATGATGGTGGTCGCTACCTGTTCTCTCCTGCGGAAGGGAAGAACTACATATACGATGCTGCGATCGACGATTGGCGGAGCGTCAGTCCGATTGCGCCTGGCACGCTGCAGGATAATGCGCTCGTCACCACGGCGCACATCAACGGACAGACGTACATCTTCTACGAAGGCTACGATGCTTTCGTGTATGACAACGCGGGTTTCGCACTCACGTCTGTCACGTTGTCCGCACTCGTGATTGCGAACATCACTGGTCTCTGCGCTGCGAATGGGCAGATGCTAGCGTGGTCCGGTACGACACTGTACTGGAGCAGCCTCACGGACGAGACGGACTTCACTCCGGATCTCACCACTGGTGCGGGAAGCGCTTCCGTGCAGGAGGCGAAGGGAAGGATCCTGCTTGTCCTGCCCACGAGTAATGGCGTGTTCCTGTACTGCACTGGGAACGTGGTGTATGGGAAGTACACTGGGAACGAGCAGTTCCCGTACAGCTATCATGAAGTGCCAGGCAGTGGCTTCATCTCGAATGCGAGTCAGGTGAGCTGGCATTCGAACATGTCGTATCAGATTGCGCAGACCAGTAATGGTATTCAGCAGTTCGATGGACAGACGTCGAGCAACATCTACAATGACATCACGGACTTCCTCTCCCTGATGCTGTACGAGGAGTACAACGCTTCGACGCAGGCGTTCGTGGCGGAGTATCTGTCCACGCCACTGTTCACCGCAATCGCTGTGGTGCAAGCGCGGTTCTTCGTCCTCTCATACGGGAAGGAACCGAACCGTTTCACGGATGCACTGATCTACGATCTGAATCTCAAGCGCTACGGGAAGCTGAAGCTTAATCATGTTGCGTGCTTCGAGTGGAACTTTCCGACGATACAGACGGCGCCCACCTACGAGCAGCTGATGAACACCACGTACGCGGATCTCATGACTACCACGTATGATGACCTCGATGCTGCGTATTCCCCGAATGTGACGCAGAAAGGAGGCGTCGCGTTCGTCACGGAGAACGGACTGCTCTACGTGATGGATACGTCGCAAGGCGCCATTCCAGCTACTGCGTTGGAGAGTTCCTCCCGTCTGGTGATCGGCAAGTTCCAGATGGATCGCCTCGGAGGCATCGAGCATCACATCACGGAAGTGGAGTCCGTGGATAGCAATAGTGACTTCACCTGCAAGATCATTCCTTCGTATGACGGGAAGACGCTGCTAACTCCGCGTACGACTTTCGAGCAGAGTCCGGCGGCCAAACTTCGGCGCTTCTCACGACACGTGACAGGGGAGAATATCTCCTGCTTCTTCGAAGGGCGGTTCAACCTGAACACGCTCCTTATCACGTATACGCGGAGGAACGCGTAATGAGTGACAGTGCGCGCTACCTCGCACCGCTGAACTTCGGTATGCGGAGAGGTATGCGTCTGTCGGAAAGCATGACGGATACGGAGCTGCGCGCAGCTGTCACGGAACTGCACTCCACTATGCAGCAGGTGATCGTAGCTCTGACGCAGTTCTGCGGGATCGGCTCACGCGCGCCTTCTCAGTGGGAGGCATTAGCGGAACTCCCTGACACCGTGCTGTTCAACAATCTCGGTCGCTTCTACGTCTCCGCATCGGAGACACTCGCGTATGGGGACATCATCAATCTCCATCTCGTGAGTGGCACACTTCGTGCGAGGAAGGCGAATGCGACGAATAATACGAAGCCTGCGGATGGCTTCTGTAATACGCCAGGCGGCGTAACTTCGGGCGCCATGACGGAAGTGATCCTCCGTCTAGGTGTTGCCACGCGTAGCGGGCTCACAAAAGGATCACGCTACTACCTTTCCACTACTGGCGGAAGCGTAACTACGACCGCTCCGACGAGTAGCGGGAACGTGGAGCAGTATCTCGGCGTGGCGTTGTCTAGTGAGAAGCTGCTTGTTTTGGCTGGGAACTGGCTACAACACTAATGACTGGGGGTAACAAGAATGCCGCAGGATATAAACGAACGCCTTGCCAGGCTGGAGGCAGACATGACGTCGATGAAGCAAGCCTTCGTGCGACACTCAGAAGTCGCCACGTCCAACACGCAGGAACTGAAGGACCTACGTGCGGATATGTCTACGCTGCTGGAGATCTCGCAGAACATCGAGAGTGGCATGAAACTCGCGGTGATGGGCGGGAAAGCTGCGAGATGGGTGGGCGGAACGGTGGTGAGCATCATTGCGCTGGTGCAAGCGTACTACTACGTGAAGACCGGAACACCGCCGAGTATCACACTGAAGTGAAATCCACTCTTGCTACAAGAGGCGTATCTGCTATCTTGTAGCACGCTGCTTTTGAGGACCCCCACATGGCTGACACAATTCCGCAGCAGACTGCGTTGCAGAGTCTTCTCGCCACGATTAGTCAGCTGGCGCCACTAGTACTAGGAAGTGGAGCGCAAACCTCCGCTGGTACGACTGCGCGTACGGATGCTGGCAGCCGTGTGGGCACCACTGCGGGCTCGAATACGCAGGTCGCTACCACGGATGCGAACCCCGCTGCGATCCAGGCACTGCTCGCACAACTGCTGCTGGCGAACCAGAACATAGCGAACCCAACTGCGGTGAACCCCGTTGTGCAGCAGATCATGCGCACAGCCGCGCTGCAGCGTCCGACGCTGTACTCGAAGATGGCGCAAGCGGGTCTGTACAACAGCACTACCGCTGTGCAGTTGCAGAATGAGCTCGACAACAACGCGCAGGCAGCGGCTTCGAAGGTGATCCTGGACTACACCACGCAACAGCAGGGGATCGCAACTACTGCTGCGACGAACCTTGGGAACCTCACGCGCACTCAGACGAGCACTGGTACGACGAACAACCAGGAAGCGGCGAACACGAGTAATGCGTCGAACGGGCAGGAGAACGCGACACGGAACACCGCGTCTCCGCTGAGCAATCTCGGGAACATCAGCAAGGATAATCTCCTGCTGGGTGGCGCGGGGCTTCTCGGTTCCGTGCTGTGGAACAAGTACAGCGATAAGATCTTGCAATCCACACCGGGAGCGATCGGCGCTGCTGCATCCGCGATTGGTATTCCGGATAGTCTTCTGGAGTCTCTCGGACTCCTGGATCTTCCCACGCCTCCGGAATTCATGTCAGCTGTGGATGCGTTCATTTCGAACAATCCAGGCGTCAGCATGTCGGAAGCGATTGCGGGTGCGCAGCAGTTAGCGGATCAAGCCGCTTCCGCAGGCGCTGCTACCAGCTTGGCGCCCGCTACGGAAGCGGCTGCAACTCCGAACGCTACCACGACGGACCTCACTACACTTGGGAACGGACAGCCTCCGCAGTATATCTTCTTTTCGGACTCCCCACCGGTGCTGGATGCGACGCAACCGCTCGCGTATGGTGCAACGGATCTTATGGGAGGTGTGCTACCGGATGCTGCGTCCACGGGCTCACTCGCAGGAGACTTCTCCAGTTTCCTCGACGGACTGGGATCCGCAGCTGCTCCGCTCGGCATTGTGGGCGCCATGCTTCCTGGAGTGCTTGCGAATGATCCGGATCAGGCAGCTCTCGGAAGTGTTGGTGCTGGCATCGGCACGATGATCTTCCCTGGGATCGGTACTGCGCTGGGCGCGCTACTTGGGAACCTTGCTGGGAAGTTCATCGGACCGGGTCCGCAGAACGCGTGGAGTTCCACACGTCCTTCGATCGAGAACGGACGACTGAGCTTCAACGCGGATAGCACTCTCTCGCAGCTGGTGAACCCGAATAGTCTGTTGGATAACTACTGGACGCAAGCGGATGCACTGAACCGCGCTGCGGACATGTATGGGTTCCAGGTGAATGGGGATGCGGGTAGCTACCAGATCGGCTACAACACTCCTGGACAGACACCGGATCCAACGAAGTTCATCGACCTCATCACTCCGAACGCATCGGGAAGGAACCTGCTGTCGTCGCTGTCGTTCAGTGGAAACTCTGCGTTGGAAGGACGCTCGTTCAATTCGTTGGACGAGCTGTTCCGCGCACTCTCTTCCAGTGGTGTGACTCCGACGGGCACGGCGCAGGACCGGCAGGATCCACGTGCTGCATTGCAGGCATCGCTCGCAGCTGCGGGGAATGCACCTCCGGATATTAACTCGATGAATGCTGCGCAATTGGCGGCGTTCCTCGGCATCACTAGCGGCTAGTAAGGAGTACCAGTTATGGCTGATCCGAATTCCCTGCTGGGTGATCTCGTACTGCCGAATGGCGTAGTGGCGCGAGACCTATCTGGTATCAAGAACCCGTCTGCGCCAACTAACTTTTCGTATACGCCGCAGACTCCTTCTGCGAGTGTGAACACGAACATCGGTGTGGGTCCTCGTCCGACTATCTCTCCGAACGTGGGTGATCCGCTGCTCGCACAGACACGTGATATCGCAAACATGGGTATTTCGGGTGTGGATAACATTCCAAATCCGACGATGAATGCGGGGCTCGCGAATAACTCCCTCGGCGCGGACATGATCGCACGAGGGCAGATGTCGGTGAACCGTGAGCAAGTGCGCGCAGAGACGCAGATTGCGGCTGCGAACTCCTCCGCTGCTGCGTTGTTCGGCGTATCTCCTGGTGCACCTTCCGCGCTGATCGCGGAAACGATTGCGAAGGTGAATACGCTGCAGGAGCAGCGCAATGCGGTCATGAACGATATCAACACGGCCACGAATGTGGACTTCTTCACGAAGCCGCTGGACTGGATCGCAGCGCAGGTATCGCTTCCTTTCAAGATTGAGAAGGCGAACATGCTTTCCGCGCAACTGGATCAGGGAGTTGCGTTCATCAGCAAGATGGAAGCAGCAGTGAAGGATCAGGCGACGACGAACGCGCTTGCTATCACTGCGGCGAACGACGCGAAGTTGCGTGGATTGGATGACATCGCACTCGGTGAAGCACTCATGCGGAAAGCGCAAGGGGAGTTCACGTCGAACGGACAGATCATTGCAGCGGGCAACCTGCTGCTTGCGGAGAATGGGCAGAAGACGAATCTTGCAATGCTGGAGGTGCAGGCATTCGCGGATAACGTGAACCGCGTTGTCAGCATCAACAACATGTATACGGGCTACGATAACGTCGCCGCTAGCGTGGCGGGACAAGTATCGAGCATTCAGCAGCGTATCAATGAAGCGAACCAGCGCGGATACGAAGCGCAGTTCGAACGTGAAGTTGCGAGCATCCGTGTGCAGCAGCAGAACACTTCTTCTGAGCTGGAGAAGATTAACATCGCTATTCGTGGCGGACATCTGGAACTTGCTGCTGCGGATCTCGGTCTGCGTAAGGAAGCTGCGGTACTGGATCAGAAGCGCGTGCAGTTGCAGGAGCGAGCACTGGAAATCAGTGCGGAGCAGTTGGGTATTTCGAAGCAGGAGTTCGCGCTTCGTGTGTTGAATGATGATCGTGAAGCTGCGCGGTTCCTCGTGCAGATAGGCATCCTGCAGAGCGAGCGCGAGATTGCTGCGAGCCGCGTGCTCACGGTGCAACTGAGCAACATCCAGGCGCAGCTGCTGAACACGGACCTGCAGAAGAAGCAGGAAGCACGTGACGCGATTAACGAACGACTGCAGAAGGTTGCGAAGTACTACGGCTTCGTTCCTATCACGGTTGAGCAATTCAACATGATGGAGAACAAGGAGCTGAAGGAGATCTACTCTTCCGCTATAGTGGATCCGGCTGTGCAATCCGACATGTATGGAGGAGCGCCCGCAGCTACGACAACGGACTCACTCACGCGTCTGTCACGCTACGCATCGAACCTTCCAGAAGGACTGCAGCGTACGATGCTCGCTGTTCGGCAGATGAACGAACAGTTCCTGACGCAGACGAACACGCAGATGAAGTTCAAGTCGCTCACGCCGGAAGAGCGGAAAGCGGAAACGGAAGTGTTCTTCAAGAACCAGTTCGCACAAATTCGGCAAAATGTTCCGGATACTGGCAGCATTTACAGCCTTCCGCTGCTGAGTTCCTTCATCGGCAACGGCCAGATGGACAACTCTCCACTGAAGCCGTATCTGCAGCTGCGTGTGCAGGCGAATCCGGAAGCGACAATGAGTCCGAAGGAGATCGTGGCACTCACGCAGCAGGCAGTGAAGGAAGGGAGGATGAGCACCGCACAAGCAGCGGAAGAGCTGTCGCAATTGTATTCCCGTGGGGTGTTGGTGAACGCGTCTGTTCGGCAGTTCAGCAAGTTGGGCATTCCGGCGCCAGTTCCTGGACAGGGCGGATACAACGCGATGCTGCCAAGCATTTCCGCATACGTGCAATCGTACACCGCTCCCGCAGGAGCTCCTCCTTCTTCGAGTGGTACGATTGTGGATATGACGAACAAGGCGCAGTTGGAGAATTACCTCACGAATATCGACAATCGGCGACGTTCGTTGGAGAGCATCACAGGCATTCCCGGTCGTTAAGAAGGAGACACACATATGCCTTCCGTTGATCCCGCTACCGGAGAAGTCTCCAATATCGTGTTCGGTGCTGACACTGGTGCAGCACTCGCTGGCGACAGTCGCAGTATTTTCGATAGTGTCGGCAACTTCTTCGCGAAGGGGCTACCACTCACTGGGCTCGCTGTATTCAACAGTTTCGCGAACAGTGGTATCGAAGTTGCGAACTGGTTCGGTGCTGACACGGAACCGTTCGACATCGAGAAGCAGATGCGCAGCATCGGCCTGAATGACTACGCGGATTACTACGCGGAGCATTCGCAGGGTATCGAAGTTGCTGGTTTCGCAGCGGGCTCACTTCTGCCAGGACTTGGCGCGATCAAGCTACTGAAGATGGCGCAGGTGGGAGAGTTCTCCGGAGCTCTCATGCGCGCGACGAACTTCATGGCGGGTCCGAAGAAGCGCATCATCGAAGAGGGTCTGCAGACGATTGCGGACCAGGGTGCGATGTACAACAGTCTGCGCGCGGACAAGTGGAAAGCGATCGCACTCGGCTTCGGAGATCAGGCGCTGCAAGCACTCGCGTATGAAACAGCGACTGCTGCTACGATGTTCGCGTCTCCTATCTTCGACAAGGAGAGTCTGGCGGATAGCGTGCAACACGTGATCTTCGGCGCTCTCCTCGGTGGTGGCATCGGCGGCGTGTTCGAAGCGATTGGCACGAACGCTGCGTTCAAGGGTGGACTTGCAGCTACGGACGCAGCGATGCAGCCGTGGCGGGTCTCTCGTCAGTACGGCTACGTGGATAATGCGACGATCAATGGGAGTCCGATCTACGGTGACCGTGTTGCCGCACTGAACGAAAGCATTCGGCTCATGCCGAAGGACTTCCCATCTGAAGCTGCGCGTCGTGTGTTCAACCGCACGGAGAGTGAAGCGGTGCAGCAATCGCAGATGTGGCTGCAAAAGCTCGGGCGCGCGGATGATACGGAACCCGCGAACGCACTCTGGCAAGTAGTGAGTCGTATTTTCCGCGATACGGGAATGGATCCGAATGACGCGCACACATTGCTTGGGCGCCTCACTGCGATCACCCGTATCGGAGAGACTGCGTACGTTCCTGCGCGTGACGGCTTCTACATCAATCACTTCACAGCAGGCGAGTGGAAGATTGGCGCTGCGCAGCTGGATCAACTGATCGCGGATGTCGCGCATCCTGGGAGTGATGTCTCCACCTATTGGAACATCCGTCCTGGCTACACGATGGGTGACATCAAGATCGGCCACTTCGCTGAGCGACGGGAAGTCATTCCTGGGTTCGACATTCGGAAGTACGTCGACGTGCAGGATGCGTTCGATCAGGGTGTGGACATCTTCGTGTACAAGAGTGGGAAGGTGCACGTCAACAAGAACAGTTCCGTACTCGAAGGTAGGGCGCCCATTCCTGGACAGAGTCGCACACTCACCGCTGCGGAATACCGTTCGTACACGAAGACGGGAGAACTCCCGCCGGACAGTTCCCCACTGTGGAGTGAGCCACTCACGCTACGTGTGAGGGATGGTTCCATCGTGACGAATCCCACACCTGTGATCGCAGACCTCGGCGCTCCCGTGTTGGAAGCGGGCGGAAATGCGCTTCGTGCTGGCAATAGTGTCTTCCACTACGGTGTGGAAGAAGGGATGGAGACACTCACGAAGCGTCTAACGAGTATCACTCCGGAGACGGATACGGTGGCGCTTTCCGCTGAACTCAGCGGGCGCTACACCTGGGCGGAGATGCGTGGCCTGCGTGCAGGTGATGAGATTTCCATGTCGGACATTCCGATGCTGGAAGCACTGCACCGACGCATGGCTTCGTACAAGGACTGGAACCAAGCGGTGGAGGACTTCCTGGAACGTGGAGTCACCATTGCAGGGGATGAGTTCCCCGCTACGGAACTTGCGTTTCGCAACATGCTGCAGGATGCGAAGGATGACCTCATCCACACGCTCATGCAGGAAGGGAATCTCTCAGCGGATATGATCGCACGTGCGGCGAATGTTCCGACGAAGTATCTGGAGAACGGCGGAAACGCGCAAGTGCTGGGAGACCTCATCCGACCGTTCGAGGAACACACCACACTACAGCACGTCAATCTCACGTACGACATTACGCGCATGAATGTGCAGGATGGACAGATCATTCGCGGTATTGCGGATGTGCAGCGTCGTATCCAGGTGCTGAAGGACGCGGCGGAAGCAGCTGTGCGTGCGGAGTTCGGTCAGCGCGCTGCGGATCTGAAGATCGACCTGTACTCCAGTGCGGATGCGGTAGTGGAAGGTGTGCGCGCTGGCTTCTTCTCCTTCGCGAATGCAGGGTACAGCACGCTCGGGAACGCAGTTCAGCGCATGGGCACGTTCGTCGAGAAGCTGAAGATCGACCGCATCAACAACGTGATGGATACCTTCGTGCGTCAGGCTGCTGCGCTTCGACAGGATCCCATTGCGTTCGCTGAAGCGAGTGCCTTCACAGCGGTGCGTCATCGCACGGGGGAGAACTACGTGTTCCTTCCTCCGGATATTGCGAAGCGCCACTGGATGTCGGAAGACACTGTGGTGCTGGAGCACTCCCTCGTGCGTGGTCCGGATGGGCGCATCGTGGATTGGAACAAGAGCTACACACCCACTGGTTTCTATCCCGCAGCAGCGAAGGTGGATCCGAATGCGAACCAGTGGGATTTCGCAGCTGGGCCGCACACCTTCTATCATCTCTCGCCAGCAGTTGCTGCGTGGGAGCGTGCGCACATGGAGATCAATAACGCGCGCGTCATATCTACGAACCGCTTCTACGCAGCGCAGGGTGTGAACAAGGAACTGCGACTCGACATCTTGTACGCTCCGCCGATCGACACGACGAAGACGCCGTACTTCTTTTACGTGCGTGATCCCAGCGGCTTCGCACTCGGCGATGGTGGCATTGCGATTGTCACTGCACGTACTGCGGAAGAACTCGCGAAGAAGGAACTCGCACTCGGTAACGAGTTCCAGGTGTTCACGAAGGAAGCGCTGAAGCGCGAGCACATGATCCGTGGGGAATACGACTTCCAGCGGAACTTCATGCAGACGCGTGTGAATGCGGAACTCGCTCGTCGTGGTGTCCTCAATGACATCATGCCGGAAGCGAACGTGGATACGTACATTCAGAACTACGTCGCGCATCATGCGCGTGGTGAGACGCGCGTCATTCGTGACTACGCGGAGCTGAGTAATGCGCAGCTGTTCGCGGAGATTGACTCCATGAGCAAGCGCTACACGGAGCTGGAGCAATCGAAGACTGGCTTCTTCAGCCGACTCATCAATCCGCAGCCTCGCAATCCGTATGAGAGCTACATCAAGACTGCCCTCGGCATCACGGACAACGAGTCGTATCCCATGTGGAAGAGCGCACAGCAGAAGGTGGAAGCCTTCGCCGGTACTGCGTTCGACATTGCGCGTAGTGCGTTCTTCGCTGCGAAGAGCGGGCAGCTTCGTCCTGCTGCGGAACAGTCCGCGCAGTTCGCGGAAGCAGTGGACATCGCACGGCGCGCTGGTCTCGGTCCGGCGTACGACGTATTCGGAGGGCAGAAAGCGTACGCGGAACTCGCCAGCACTCCTGCGGAGAAGCGGATACTCACGGACTTCATCAGCCGCGCGAACGCAGCACTCGGCGCTACCACCGTGCGTCTGGACGCATTCCAGAACCTGATCAACGTGATTTCCACTCCGATCCTCATGCTGACGGAAGCTGCATCCGCGAAAGGTGTGGCGCATGATCTCTGGCAGGCGCAGATACCCGGCACGATGCAGACTGTTCCTGCGACGACGAAGGTGCTGTTCAAGAGTATCGCGAACTGGTTCGACAAGGATATCCGCAATCAATACATGCCGATGTATACACGCATCGGTGCGGTGCGAGATATCTCCAGCGACTTCGCTAATCTCGTGGATAACGTCACTCTCCCGTATGGGGATGGCATGTTCGCGCGTATGCAGGCGCAAGCTGGACGTATCGTGGACTCTGCGTCGAACTTGCTCGGCACGCGTTACGCGGAACAGTTCGTGCGTTTCATCACGGCGGATGCTGGACGTCAGCTGTTCGAAGCGATGGGCCATCGTGGTTCCGCTCTGCAGGATAACGTGCTCACATTCGTGAACCGTGTGCACGGGAACTACGTAGCGAGTCAGCGTCCTATCGCGTTCCAGGGACCGATCGGACAAGCGATAGGAATGTTCCAGACGTACCAGATGAACCTCATGCAGCAACTGTTCCGTTACGTGGAAGATCGTGACGCGAAAGCAGTTGCGATCATGATGGGACTGCAGAGCACCATCTTCGGTTTGCAGGGGCTTCCTGGTTTCCAGCTGCTGAACAAGGCTGTGATCGGGAATGCGCCGGGCAACACCGGACACGCGGATGCGTACAGCATCTTGCCGAACTACATGGATAAGGGCATGGCGGATTGGCTGCTGTACGGAGTGGCTTCCAATGTCATGCAAGCAGGACTGTACACCCGTGGTGACATTAACCCTCGTCAGCTTACTGTGCTTCCCGTTAATCCGCTTGATTATCCTGCTATTAACGGCGGTATTCAGCTGATCAGCAACTTGCTGGATACGATGGGAACACTCGTGCAGGGAGGGGATGTCGCCACTACATTCCTGCGCGGGCTGGAGCACAACGGTCTTTCCCGTCCACTCGCGGGTCTGGCGCAACTCGCGCAGGGCTTCGTGACAACGAAGGAAGGAAGTCTCGTCTCCGTCACACGCGGTGGTATGGAAGGCGGCTGGAACGACATCATCAGTGCAGCGAACTTCTCACGTATCCTCGGCGCGAGACCGCTGGAAGAAGCCATCGTGATGGATGCTGCGTATCGCTCTAGCGTGTATCTCGCTAAGGATGCTACGCGGCAGAAGGCGCTAGGAGAAACTGCGAAGAGCTGGCTCTACGGACAGGGCGCCATGCCTTCGGGTGTCCTCGACAACTTCATGCTGAAATACGCTGCAGCAGGAGGGGATATTCGCAACTTCAGTCAGACGATGATGCGCTGGGCGCAGGATGCGAATGTCGGTGTGGCGAACCAGATCTTCAAGGCCCTGGATAAACCGCTCAACAAGAACCTGATGCAGATCATGGGAGGACAGCCACTTCCGGACTTCATGAATACCGGCACTCGTACTGCTGGTCCGGTCGTGACTGCTCCCGCTTCTACGAGTGGCGCACCGCAGATGCAGCAAGCGGGAATGCAATCTCCGATGCTGCAACCGCAGTAGCGCTCACGCTCAGAAGCCGACCATCGTGAAGGTGGATGAAGCGAGTCTCTTCTTCCACTCTTCGTTCACTTCCACCTTCGTGATGGTGCCGAGCGTTCCTGGATCAGGCGCAATCTCCATGAACTGCTGAGCGAACTCCTCTCGTGTCAGGATGCTCCCGATACCATCCCCTTCCTTCGTGAATGTGAGCACCGCCACATCCGTGCTTCGCACCTTCTCCGCCACGCTGAGAGGGGAGAGATACGACAGGAAGGTTATGTGCGATCCTCCTGCGAAGATGAATGTGACACGCGAACCACCATTCGCGATGCCAGTCACAGTGACTCGCAGAATCACATCCGCATACACGAGGTCTCGCCGCACGTACTGCTTCATCATTGCGGCGGTCTCCGCTCACGCAGGTGTTTCGCGAACAGCTTGAACAGATCCTCCGGATCGAAGGCTCCGTCCAGCTCGATGCCGAGACACTTCCCGATCAGCGCCATGCTTTCCGCGAAGTCCACGCCTTTCTGCGCAATCATCATGATGTCCGGATGACGCAGCAGTTCCGCCTGGAAGCGTGACAGTGCTTCACTCGTGTGCTTCACTTCGATCAGGTGATGATCGGACTGCAGTAGTCCTTTCGTCTGCATCACTGTCCTCCTTCGCTGTTGTTCAGATGCGCGTTGGGAATGGAGTAGTGTAGCGTTCCTCCTATGTCTATGGACTCCTTGACGTAGCCGTTACGCGCGAGCCACGCCAGAGTGGTCATGATACGATTTTTAGGCATAGTTTGACCCTGCCGTATGAGGATCTCGCTTACATCCTGTGCCGTAACAAAGTTACGGATGCTGACAGCCGTGAACACATTACGTTGTCCAACAGTCATTGGAACTGCCACCACCGGCGCATCCCGCACGTGATCCTGCACGTCCACGAGCTCACCACGCTTGTAGCGATGGAAGAGATCCTGCTGCAGCTTCGTCTGATCCGCGCGCCACTCGCGCATCGCTTTCGCCACATTAAGTGCTTCGTCCAGCTTTGCTGGATCATGTGTCGAGCGCTTCGCATACTGATGCGCCCAACCGACCACCAGATCCACCGCAAGCGGATCATTCGCACGTAGCGTGAAGATCGGTTCGTCATCATACGCTGCGGTATACGCGTCGTACTTACTCGGGTTTTTCTTCGTTCCCATGATACACTCTCCCACAAGTCATGTGAATGAGGCGGTAGTAGCAGCGCCGCCCCTCGCTTCGATCACTCGTGTCAGGCGTAGCCGGAGCGCACGAGTATCAGCTTGTCATCCAAGTGGTTGGCCTGCAGTTCGAGCACGGACTTCCAGGGCAGCGGCTTGTATTGTGCCGGCTTGTCTTCCGTGCCTTCGAGAAGATCATACAGTTTCTGCAGGTCTTCCGACTCGTGTACGTTCACGTATTTACCGTGGCAGCGAATGGCGAGTTCCCCATACGTGCGATCCGTGATCATGAACACGGAGATATCTCCCTCACCCCGATCCCAGATGAGAAGCACGGCGTCATGTTCAGTCATGTTAAGAACTCCTGGTTAGAAAGGTGCGCTATACCCGCTCACGACGATATACACGTCGCGACCTTCCGCGAAGCATGGTTCATGCCGTCCCTGTTCCTCGAACAGTTCCGGATGAGTCTCCTTCATGTCACGCAGGTCCACAACATCCTGCGTTTCATTCGGGCTGTTCAGGAAGATGTTGTGGCACATCATTGCCTTGATCATAGCAGCACGATCTTCCACGATAAAGACGTCGATGTCTCCCGCTTCGTCTTTCCAGATGAGGACGACGAGGGTATCATCCATGTTCAGAACTCCTTCCCACCTTCTTTCAGTCGGTTCTCCGGCTTGTGATCCGCGCGCTCCAGATTGTACTTCACCTTGCGCAGAATAGTGTGCACGATGCTGTGTTCCATGCCGGTGCCGCCAAGGAGATCACCAAGGCGGATGAACGTATCCGCGATCTCCTCTTCGAACATGCTGACACCAGGAAGATGATCGCTGGGAAGTCCCTTCCTCGCACCTTCCAGTGCTTCGGAGAGTTCACTGTGACTGAGCGCGATGCGTTCGCCTACGTTGAGTTCGAGCGGCTCACCCGTCTTCGGGTCGTGCCACCAACCGCTAGCGACAGCTGCTGCGTGACAGTAGAGGATGAGATTTGTGAGTTGCGTCGTATCGTAGAGGCGCATGATCTGATGCGCTTCCACCATGAGCTTCGCGGTGTCCTGCGACAAGGTTGTGCGTACCGTGCGCAGCTTCGGAAACGTCTGTGTATCACTCATGTAAGGAGGTCCTTCTCTTCTTTCGTAAGGAGGTCGTAATCCACGTGGACTGGCACTAGGGCAGGATCACGAGAAGGTAGCCAGCCAACTTCACCCTTCCCGTTTCGCACACTCTGGATCTTCCCTGCGGTTTGCAAGGAGAGCAGAATGTCTCCCAGCCGCTTGATGCTATCGAGGTTT